CTCTTGCGGAACTGGCCCCCACTCCCTTATAGAAAAGGCAAAGGCCGCGGGGATTTGGGTCGAGCGCGATGACTACAACCCGATAATCGGGGACATAATAATCTATGACTGGAAAGATTCGGGCAACCCGCCCGAGGATGTCACGGGTCACGATCACACGGGCATTATCACCAAAGCGGGGAATCCGTTTGAGGTGACCGAGGGGAACAAAAAGAACGCGGTCGGTGTGCGGTCCGTCAAGGTCAACAGTAAAAACATACGCGGTTTTATAACCCCGAGATTCGCCGACGAGATCAACCCGCCCGCTCCCGAGCCGACTCCGACACCCGAGCCCGCTCCCGCACCTGGCCCGACGGTCGAGACCTACAAGGTCAAGACAAACGGCTCAAATTTAAGGCTCCGCGTCGCGCCTAACGACAAGGCGGCGGTTATTGCCTCGATGCCTAACGGCTCAATCGTCAAGGTCACGGCTCACAATAACGGTTGGAATCGTACCACCTACAACGGCCGCACGGGTTGGGCGTTTGGTAAATGGATGATTAAGGTCTGACGATTGTCGCGCCGTTTCCTTATCTCATATTTATTACCTCTCCCTTCTGTCATATTATCAGCGGTTATTTTTCTTTTAGCGGCGCGATTATCATAAACGGGACCCTCGTCATCAAGGCGGGGGTCCTTTTTTATTGTATGGTTTTTTGTATGACTTTTTGTATTTCCTGGGCGCACAATCTCAAGGGTGCAAAAGGACAACCCTCGAAAAATAGGCATTTTGGGGCGTTTTTAGTCCACGGGTGGACTCAAGGCGCTTGATTCGACTCCCATCATCTCCACCAACGCAAACCCCACGGGCTCAAGGCTCGCGGGGCTTTTTTATTTTTCAATGTATGGTTTTTTGTATGGTTTTTCGATATAAAAACAAAATGCGTGATATACTTATCCCTCATATAGTATTACTATAAGGGTACAAACATAATATAACATTAAAATAAAAATGGAGGATTGAAATTATGACTACTTTTAACGATTTACCTATCAGAGTACAGAACGACATCAAGGACACCCTCAAGGCATATGACAAGTGCGATGTTTGGTTTGAATACGGCGATTATAAGGTAATGGTCGGCGCTTGCTTAAAGGCTGTTTATGCACCCGACCACAAATTCATCGCCACCTTTACAAAAGAGGAGATATTCACCGAGACCGAACAGATTGAGAATTATATTAACTCGTTCAATTGCTATCCCCCCAAGTATACGGGCCGCAAGGATTGGGCGATTATGCGCAAAATGTCCGACGAGAGAGAATACGACCCCGAGACTGGCATCATCAAGATTTGGCAAGGCAAAATCAACGAGGCGGGCGATTTTGTTCTGACTCATCAGAAAGAATATAAATAAACAAAAACCCGAGGGCGGCGGGCAAACCGCCCAAATAAAACAAATAGGAGGATTGAAAAAATGACACTAACAAGCAAGACAGCGGTCAAGGTGTGGAAATCTATCAAGTGCGCCGAGTGCAAGGAATCGATTGAGACCTTTCCCGAGGCCGAGAGAGACGGCAAGCCCGACGAGGAAATCGTCAAGGGTGAAATCGAATATTTTATCGAGCTTTTTGAGGAGGAGGGGACAACCCTCAACGGTGACCTTGAGGAGGCCCGCGTAATAATCCGAGAGACAAAGAACGGCAAGGCAAACAAGGCGGTTATATTGCCTGGCGGGCGCATCAAACCGAAATGGTCCGAGTGGGACATACAACGAGCGCGGAACACGGTCGGAGAGTATAATCAGCTCAAGCGGTTAGCCGCGAAACTGTAAAGGGAGGCGAGACGATGCGAGAATCTACAAAGAGAGCCCAGGCGGCCTATGACAAAAAATGCAAGATTTACACCTTGAGGGTCAACCTCGAGACCGAGGCCGACCTCGCCGAGTGGTTAGCCCGAGGACATACATCGACAAGAATCAAGGCCCTCATTAAGAACGATTTGAAAAACAACCCCGTCGATTGACGGGGCTTTTTTATTGCTCGGCTGTCTTGAGGCGCTCGAATGTCAAATTGATAATTGAGGCCGCGCTCTCGAGCTCGCCGTCGACCGTGTGCTTATATGTCCCGAATGTATCCATTGAGTCAGAATGACCGACAAGCTCGCGGATTGTCCCCTCGGGGATTTGGGTCTGACTCGCGACAATAGAGACGAATGTATGACGCAACGAATAAGGTGACCCAGGGAGACCGCGCTCGGCCTTGAGGTCGTTATATTGATGCCTTGCGGTGTTAGGAATCGGGGGACCACCTACACCGTTACAAAAGACCCAGGGCGTCGAGAGCCCCGCGGCGTCATTCCTGGCGATCGTTTGCTCGATGATGTCACGGGCAAGAGCGGGCAACGGGACCACGCGGCGGGCGTTTTTGTTCTTTCCTGGGGTGATTTCGCCCTTGTTATTGACAGCTCGCGAGATATACAAGACCCCGCTCTTGATGTCGGCCTTTTGGATGCCGTAACACTCCCCAGGTCGGAGCCCGCACAATAGCATTATCAAAAAGGCGGGATAATACCAAAGAGGAGACGGCTCGAAAAGGCGCTTGATGTCCTCGGGCTGTAAAATGTCCCGCTCACCTTTCGGGTGACCCTGGGGAATGTAAAGGGTCCCGCGCCACGCCTCACAGTAATAATTATTGTATGCGAATTTGTGGAGCCCCACGATGACCGCCCTCAAATGCGTCAAGGTTTTATAGCTCAAGGTTTTAATATGCCCTATTTGGGGCCTGGCGTTATTAATAAGCGCTTGCCAGTCGCGGAGTGATAGATTATTCATTTTGCATTTACCGAGCCCAGGGAGGACATATAAACGGGTGTATGTTTCAGCCTCCCGATATGAGTCACGGCGGCCGAGTCTCGCCTCGATGTCCTCAAGATACAACTCGACGCATTGGCCGACGGTTAGATCACCGCCCGAGCCGTATGACATCCAACTATTATATTTATCTATGACCTCGCGCTTGCCTTTAGGGCCAGGGGTCGAGGAATAAAAGACCTTTTTGACCCCGTTATTTTGCGCCTGGATGACCCACAGCTTGCGGGACTTGTTATATTTCGGACTTGCCACGGCTCGCCTCCTGGGCGTCAATGAGCGCCTTATAATATGCAAGCAATAGCTCGCGGTTGTTATCGGTCAAAAGGTCAATGTCGATCGTGGTCCTCGGTGACCCGTCAAGCTCGACATCGAAACCGAGGAGCCAGGCGGGAGAGACCCCGAGCGCTTGACTTAATTGATATATAGTATTTTGTTTAGGAATCACCTCGCCGCGGACATAACGCGAAATTGTGCCTTTATTGATGCCGCAACGCCGACCGAGCTCGGCGCCCGTGATGTCCCTCAAGGCGAGGGCCGCCTTTAATCTGTCCGACACTTGTCTCATATTTTTTCAATCCTCCCGCCGTGATTATATGACATTTTTGTCACGGTTGCAAAATTGCAATAATTAACTATTGCATTTTGGGAATTGTTCGGTAAAATCAATTTGAGGGGTGCAAAAATGCACCCGAAAACCGAGACAGAAAGGAGGCAATAAAAAGAATGTTTGACACGGAAAGACTCAAGGCTCGCATCGTTGAAAAATACGGGAATCAAAAGACCTTTGCGGAGGCGCTCGACATCGAGGAGAGCACGCTCTCGAGGTATTTATCGGGCCGAGAGTGGAAAGGGTCGACGATGCTCAAGGCGATTCGACTCCTGGGGATTCCCTCGGGTGAGATCGAGCTCTATTTTTTTAATCCCGCGGATGCAAAAAAGCACCCCGAGGAGGTGAGCAAATGAGGACCCGTAACCCTGGGGCCGTAAAATTCCCGCTGATTTATCGGTCCTTTAAGAATTCGCAAGAGATCGCCGACACGATAAACCGCTCGCCGAGTTATGTCAAAAAGGCGCTCAATGTCGGATTCACACCGCGCGAGATTGCGCTCTTGGAGCAAAAAGCGGGGAGGAGGTTGATTGAGAATGTATGACAAGTTATTTAATGTGCTCGCCGTTCTGACGATCATCGGGGTCGGGTTTATATCGTGCTCGCTCCCGTATGCTCTCGAGGGTAACGACGAGCCCGAGGTCCTGGCACCGCTCAAGGCTCCGAAATTTCCCGACGGTCCCGAGGCTCCCGATGTCTCGCTCGCGTTTGAGATCGAGGCGAATGTCGAGGCGGCCAAAAAGACAATCGACGAGGTCATCGGCATCAAGGCCCAGGTCGACACCGTCGAGCCCGAACTCCAAAAACTGACCTATGTCGGCGAATTTTATATTACTTGTTATGCGGCAACTTTGGAACAATGCGGCTCAACGAGCGGAATCACCGCAAGCGGCCGCAAGGTAACCGCGGACCCTACTTGTCACACGGTCGCGGTCGACCCCGCCGTCATCCCTCTCGGCTCTTATCTGATAATTGACTTGCCCGATTATGAGGGTGTGATTTTTCGCGCCGACGATACGGGGAGCGCAATCAACGGATTCGATATTGATATTTTCAGCGAGAGCGAAATCGAGAGCAAGACTTTTGACAACAAGAGCGGCGTCGCCGTTTGGATTATTGAGGAGGTTTGAGCAAATGGATGTATTTTTAACCGTTTTGATTGCCTTTATTGTCGGGGCCGTGGTCGGCACGATCGCGGGCGCGATGCTCGGAGGCGGGAGAGCTCTCGAGATTTATGACGAGCTCGAAATCGTGAGGCGTGAAAACGAGAGCCTCAAGGAAAAGGTCAAGGCCGACGGTCCCCAGGTCATCGAGATCAAGGACAACAGACCCCAGGCGGCCGACATCACAAAAAACTACTTTACAGATTTTTAATTGTGACCGATTAAACGGACACGGAAAGGATGAGCGAAATGTCAAAAACATTCAAAAAGGGACTATACACGACCGCGGAGATTGCCGCGATAGTTTACAAAAAATGTCCTGGGCGATTCAAAAACATCGAGAGCGCAAAAAGGCGCGTGAGTTATGCCCGCGCAAGGCTCGGAATCGCCGACATCAACGGAAAAAAGAATTTTCAACAGTTTTCAATCAAGGACACCGAGAGAATACTCGCGGACATCATCAACGGCAAGCCTTGCAAAAACGGCAAGACGAGGAAACCGCCGAGACGGGCCAGGGTGACCGATGCGACTCAAATCTCGATATTTGACGACGCCCGAATCGTTGACCCTCGAGGCGGCGAGAGCGGGGTCGTATGTGCCGAATTTGCCGCCCCTCGGATAAATGACGACGGTGAGGGCGTGCGTTTTGAGCCTAATGTCATTGATTGGCTTGAGCCCTACACCCCGAACAGCAAAAAGGCGAGGCCCGTCGTCGAGGATGAGCCCCTCACGGCCGAGGAGCTCGCGAATAGGCTCGATTATTTGCTCGCCGAGATCACCGACACAATCCACGCGCTTATAAACACAATCAAGGAGGATTAAACAGAATGGCTAATATTTACGAACTGACCGAGGAATTTCGCACCCTTTGGAATCTTTTAGACGAGGGCGAGCTCTCCGATGAGGTGCTCGCGGAGGTATTCGAGACAACGACCGAGGAGCTCGCGATCAAGCTCGAGGGTTATTGTAAATTTATCAAGAATGTCGAGGGTGACATCGCGGCCCTCAAGGCCGAGGAGCATCGCCTCGCGGAAAAACGCCGCACCCTCGAGAACACGGTCGACCGCGCAAAGAGCGCGATGATGACCGCCCTCAAGACAGCGGGCGAGAATAATCTCCCGTGTGGGACCTTTAAGGTCGCAATCCAGGCAAACCCGCCCAAAGTCGTCATTGATGACCCCTATATCGAGAATATCCCCGACCGTTATCTCGTCGCCCAGGAGCCGACGATCGACAAAAAGGCAATACTCGCCGACCTCAAGGCGGGAGAGGTCAAGGACCTCGAGGGCATCGCTCACCTGGAACGCGGCGAGAGTTTGAGAATCAAGTAATAGGAGGGCTCGAATTATGTCAGACAAGAAAACAGAAAACACAACGCCGACCGAGGAGATCAAGGACCTCAATTATTTCGAGGAGCTTGCGGCGGTCAATGTAAACGGCAAGACCGAGGAAAAAAACGGCCTAAAATATCTATCCTGGGCCTTTGCTTGGGGTGAGCTCAAGAAAAGGCACCCGACGGCGTTTTATACGATTTACGAAAACGCCCAGGGGTGGAATTATCACACCGACGGCCGCACCGCTTGGGTCAAGACGGGCGTCACCGTTGACGGGATTGAGCATATTGAATACTTGCCCGTTATGGACTATAAAAATCAGTCAATCCCACTCGACAAGGTGACAAGCATCGCGGTCAATAAGACGATTCAGCGCTCGTTAACTAAAGCCGTGGCGCGTCACGGGCTCGGTCTGTATGTTTATGCGGGCGAGGACCTCCCCGAGGCTCCCGAGGGCTCCCAGGGCGCAAATAAGGCCACTCCCGAGGCCG